CTGGGGATTGAACATGCCAGCGCCATAGAGCTGAAGCGCCAGCTCGTTGTACTCACTCTTACTGTATCTGCTCTCGCGCTGCGGCACCACCTCAATATCGATGACCGGAGAACGATAGCCCAGATCCACGCCGAAAGCGTCGCCCTGTGCCTGGGGCTGAAGGCCGCTGTTGTCGTACTGGGTGAATTCCTGCCGGCCCATCTCGCCGGTGATACGGAACTCACGCGGCATATCGTAGAACTGTCGGATCAGGTCAATGCACATCAGGCAGATTTCTTCATAGGCCCGATAGGTCGTATCGATCATGTCGCGCGACAGCTTGCCGGACGCTTCCTGAAGCGCAGCGATAGCAGACGCAGCGGTCACAGAGGAAGGAACGGAGCCGGTGTTGGCTTCCGTATTGCCGGACGTTTCGCGCATCTCCATGATCTTCTGCTGGAGTACGGACACATAATTGCCGTTGAGCTGCGCGCTCTGGATGGGAAGGATGGAGTCTTGGCCCAAGTTGCCGTCCACATGGACGAAAGGCTTTGTCCAATCGGCAAACTCCTTCTCATTAATGGAGCCGTCAGAGCGGATGAAGAACCGCGGCGTAGCACCGCACAGCGCATTCTTCAGGATAGCCTGGTTCAGCAGGTCGATCTGGATCTGGCTGTCCTTGGCAATGTCGATGAAACCGAAGCCGCACGGAGTTCCCTCTTCAGGATACAGGACATCGAACACAAAGGGATACTTCCCATGGTCATACCAGCCGCGCTCGGCCATGCTGGGTCCTGTTTCGATCTCTACCGGTATACCGTTAGGGTCTGTCTGCATGGCTGTAGGCCGTTGCCGTTCATTTTCCGTGGAGAACAGAACCTCGTCGCCGCAGAACTTGCAGTAATGCAGGACCGTCTTGCCGCCCCTGTTGCGCTTGTAGTACCAATCGACTACCAGAGCCTTGTGCGTGGTATCCACGTTGTCATCGTAGACGTAGTGGCTGATGACGGTATCCTGGCCAAGCTGCTTACCGCGGAGCTGTGGGTATGCTTCTTCCAGGACCTCTATGTCGACCAGCTCGACAGCAAACAGGTTCCGGGAATTCTGGATATCGGTAACACCCGGCTCCCAGAACAGGTTCAGGATATCGCACTTGCGGATAGCGATATCACCCAGGCCGTTCAGCTTGGTGCTGTCCCAGAATACGCCATAGACGCCGGTGCCGGCTTTCAGCTTATACCACCACACGTCGCTATAGGTCTGCTCAAAGTCATTCTGCTTCAGGATGACCGGCAGGATCTTCGTCAGCTTCTGGGCTTCCTGCTCATCATCTGCTGCTCTGGGCAGACAGTTAGGCTCCGGGAAATTGTCGATAGCGTCGGCATGACGGTTCAGCACGACGTTCAGGAGCCAACCGCTGGCATACTGCGGGTCAAAAGGATTAGCGTCTTTCGGCCGCATCTGCGCCCAATGCCGGAGCTTCCAGAACTGTTCATTCTCAATGATACGCGCTTCCAGATTCGCCTTGCCGCTTCTGTACTGTTCCAGCACAGCCATGGCCTTGCGGACCTGCTCTTTTCCAACCGGCTGGGAGATGACCTCTTCAGCCTTCAGAAAATCTGCCATATTTACTCTCCCTTCGGGTTAGATTTTTCTCCAATCATCAAAGCGTCCGCCCCCGAACTGTTCCAGGGGATCGCTGAATATAGGCTCTTTCTTTACTGTCACGCGCGGCTTGATGGGTCTGGACATGCAGAAGTACCGAACCTCATCTGCTACATGGTCTTCAAGATCCGTATCCAGATCTTCAGGCCGGTGATCGTCATACATCATCTGCGGAATGGTCCGGATAAATGCCTTGCACCCGCGGAAGACATAGAGCATCGGGTAGCCCTCTTCATCGAATGCCAGGCGATAGTGGACCTGCATCCATCCAGGGATTCTCTCGTTATCTCCGCGGTCAAAGTAGACGCCGGCACGCATGGCCGTTTCTGCTATGCTCTCTCCTCTGCTGGCGTCCCAGATTGCCGGGTCAGCCACGCCGCGGATCTGTCTTCCCTTTAGCCAGGGATGCTCACGCTCAATGCGCGCGATCTCGGAAAACTGTTTCTCCGCGGTCCACTTTACGCCTTCATTTGGTGTATCTGTACACCCGTATAGCTCCAGGATGCGATAGATACAGCCGTCGTAGTCTACCGCCCACCATGCACATGAGAAGGGTTTGGCGTAGCCGAAGTCATAGCTTCGGTATACGTTCCATCCCTTCGGGATATCAAACGGCTCGATGACGTGCGTCCATTGTCTGTCACGATAATGGTCCGGGTTGTCCCTGAATTCCTCAAAGAACTGTCCTTCATAGATATCCCACTTTCCTTCAAGCCACATCTCGCGCAGATGCGGCGGCAGCGTCTTGAGCTGCTCTACATACTCTGGCTGCATTTCCATCAGCGCCGTGTTGTCTGTTACGAGCGCCTGGATGAAGGAATAATCATCCGGATTCTCGTTGTTCTCAAAGCGCCGGTCGATAAATAGCCGCTTGAAATACGCGTGCGACGGCCCGCCAGGGTTCAGCGTGTAGTAGGTCCTTTTCGGAAGGCCATTGACGCCACGGACGCACGCGTTGATTTTCTTAATCCATTCTTCCTGGAGCTGGCCGGCTTCATCAATGAATATCACGTCGTATTCAGCGCCCTGGTACTGGTCCAGATCCGAATCGTTGGCACAGTAGCCCAGAGATATGATGCTGCCGTTCTGGAAGATGAATTCCTTGTCCGTCTTATTGTATGTCGCTATCCCGTTCAGCTCCTGACGCAGAAAGACAACGTGGTTGTTCACCAGCTCTTTATAGCTCCGGCGAACGATCAGGATCTTGATGCCCGGCCAGCGCAGAGCCAGGAGCTTTGCTTTTGCCCGGACCGCCCAGCTCTTACCGCCGCCACGCGCGCCACCATAGGCGACGTGCCTGTGCTTATCACGCAGGAACAGGTCCTGCTTCGCGTTAGGCTTTCCGATAACAATGTCAATCGGCATAATCGCCGGTCCCCTCTTCCATTATTACGCGCAGTTTCTGTTCGGCTCCCATATCCGCTGCTTCAAGCAGGTCTACACAGCATTGCACGATTCGCCTAAACTCGCCGGCGTCATGTACCTGCCCGTCCTGCGCGTCAATCCAGTTTTCCGCCATCAGCAGCAGCTTATGCTTGATTCGGGCTTTTGTTGCCGCCTGATCGCCGTATCCATCAGAGAGCTTGTCGCTGATTTTTTCAACAGCCTTGTGAACGGTTTTCTCTTCTATGCTGTCGCGTGTCGCGTCGCGCTGTCGCTCCCATCCTTCGGATTTCCCCCGTCTTGCTATGCGGTCCTTCCTCAAGCCATATTTCTCTGCCAGGGTTCTGTAGCTGCCCTGCCCTGTTATATATTCTGTTTTGATAGCTGTCCAATCAATAACAGTTGGCAAGCAGCTCACCCCCTTACATCTCCACGCGGATCTCTTTCTTCTTCCCTTTCAAGGTCATGACCTGCGCTGCGTGGCTTGCCGGCAACAGCATTTTCTGCGCAGCGTAGCCGCCATAGTCGAGCCAGCTTGTGGCCACCACTACTTTGAACGGCTTAATCGTTACCCGGTTATTGAACGGGTCTATCTTTATCTTTGCCGGCTGGGATACCATAGGCTTATGCGAATGCCCCACGATCAGCGCGTCAGCGCCGTCTATGGCATATCCGAATCTCTCATTCCGGTTTATAGTCGCTCCGGAGAGAACCCCACCGCCGGCGCCATGGGTGACCACCAGCATGTAGGTTGGATTGTCTTCTCCATGTCCTTCCTTCTTGCCCATCTGGATCTTGACGAAGGCCATGTTCTCTCTGTAGTACGATTCCAGATCCAGCTTGCACATGATGTCGTAGGTCGGGTCGTCGTCGGATTCTCGCATCCCGCGGCGCTCATGATTGCCTGGCACCCCGCAGAGAATACGTTTCTTCAGCGGCGTCAGCATATCTGTCATCATGCGCTTCTGCTCACGCGGCCGCATGGTTTCGGCATAGACGTTGGAAACGGAATTCTTCAGGCCCCAGTTGAGGAGATCACCCGCAAGGATGATATACGCGTTCTTGTCGTCCAGGACCGTA